GTTTGATATGAGAACTAGAGATAAACAACCACCTAAGACAAAAAAATATTTTAGAAAAACATCATCTGGTGCAGGTATGACTAAAGCCGGTGTTGCTAGATACCGAAGAGAAAATCCTGGTTCTAAGTTAAAAACTGCAGTTACAGGTAAAGTTAAAAAAGGATCTAAAGATGCAAACAGACGTAAATCGTATTGTGCAAGATCAGCAGGTCAAATGAAAAAATTTCCAAAAGCAGCAAAAGATCCTAATTCAAGATTAAGACAAGCTAGGAGAAGATGGAAATGCTAGATAAATTAGTATATAAATTTTTTGGTAGCCTTGACAATTTAGCAGTAAAAATAGATATTATATGTTATGCGGGACACGAAAAAATTAGAAGCTTTTTCAATAGAAAAACAAAAAGAAGAAAAACAAAAAAGTCTGTTTAAAACTCTTCGTAAAGAAGTTGAGACAGGTGCAAACGGAACACAAGATTACATTATTAAGAAAGGTATAAACAAAGGTAAAAAAGCAAATGGACGAACTGACATTAATAACTAAAATACAGAGAGAACTGAAAGAACAATATCAACAAATTGGTGATGCTATGATTTCTGGTAGTGTTGACAATATGGAGAAATATAAGTATATGATGGGACAGGCACATGCCTATTATAAAATATCACAGGATATCTCTAACCTGCTAAACAATAAGGAGCAATATGACGAAAAAGGAACAGTTATCAAATTCGGAGAACCCAAAGATTAAATATGCTTTGGCGGACAAATACGAAAAAGAAGATAAAGCAAAAGAAGATAAAGAACAAAAAACTTACGATAGATTAAAATCAAAAGAATCAGATAAATTACCTCAACCTACTGGTTGGAGAATGTTACTTCTCCCTTTCAAAATGAAAGAAAAAACTAAAGGTGGTTTATTTCTTGGACAAGAGACTTTAGAGAAACAACAAGTTGCATCTCAATGTGGTTTAGTTTTAGCAATGGGACCTCATTGTTATGATAAAGAAAAATTTCCAGAAGGCCCTTGGTGCAAGAAGGGTGATTGGGTGGTCTTTGCAAGATATGCAGGGAGCCGTATACAAATTGACGGGGGTGAAGTTAGATTGCTAAATGATGATGAAGTATTAGCTACAATCGAAAACCCTGAAGATATACTTCATCAATATTAAACATAGAAGGAGAACACTATGCCAGACACTGAAGAAGTGAAAAAAACAGTTGACATTGATACCTCTGGTCCAGCAATGGACGTCGATGTACCTGAAGAAAAAGATGTTGCAGAAGTTGAACAACCGGAAGTAAGAGAAGAAAATCCGAGTGTAAGACCTGTAGCAGAGGATAAAACTTACGAAAATGAAAGAGAAGTCAAACTTGACGACAAGAAAGAAAATAAAGAAGAATTAGAACAGTACAGTGATAGTGTACAAAAAAGAATAGCTAAATTAACTAAGAAGTGGAGAGAAGCTGAAAGACAAAAAGATGAAGCTTTATCTTACGCTGAAAGAACTATCAAAGAGAAAAAACAAACAGAAGAAAAATTAAAAAAAATAGAACCTAATTTTCTTTCTGTAACTGAAGAAAGTATTACTTCAGGTGTTGAAGCAGCAAAAGCAAAACTTGCAGCAGCTAGAGAAGCAAATGATCTAGGAGCTGAAGCAGATGCAATGGCCGCTATCTCTGAATTAGGAGTTAAGAAGGCTAGGCTAGAAGAAGCCAAACTTGCTAGAGAGAATCTAGAAAAACAACCACAAGCAAGACCTGAGGTTAATTTAAGAAGACAACAAGCAGCACAAGGTTCACCTGATCCTAAAGCTGAAGCATGGGGTGAAAGAAATTCATGGTTTGGTCAAGATACAGCTATGACTTACACAGCTTTTGATCTTCATAAAAAGTTAACTGAACAAGAGGGTTTTGACCCATCGAGTGACGAGTATTATTCTGAAATAGATAAGAGAATAAGACTTGAATTCCCGCACAAATTTGGTAATACTAATAGTTCGGGAGAAGATACACGACCTGCTCCGGTACAAACAGTAGCTTCGGCGAAGCGAAGTACCAAATCTGGTCGCAAAACTGTGAGGCTCACACCATCGCAGGTTACAATCGCCAAAAAATTAGGTGTGCCACTTGAAGAGTATGCGAAACAATTAAATATCACGAAGGAGGGATAAGCATATGGAAAATACAATAGATAAGAAGACCTCACGTGCGAGTCAAACGAGAGAAAAAACAGCTCATAAAAAAGTTTGGACTCCACCATCACCTTTAGATGCACCACCTGCTCCATCAGGTTTTAAACACAGATGGATTAGAGCTGAATCAATGGGATTCCAAGATACAAAAAATGTATCTGCTACGTTAAGAGAAGGTTACGAATTAGTTCGTGCCGATGAATACCCAGATTCACAATTTCCAGTCATTGAAGACGGGAAATACTCAGGAGTGATCGGAGTTGGCGGCCTACTGCTCGCTAGGATACCTGAAGAGTTAGTTAAGCAGAGACAAGAATATTATGCTAACCAGCATAATGAGAAGGTCAAAGCTATGGATAACGATCTCATGAAGGAAGAGCACCCAAGTATGCCTATCGATATTGATAGACAGACTCGTGTAACTTTTGGTGGCTCAAAGAAATCTTAAACAATTTCCTAACCATTAAAGTTCATTTAACCCGTACTGGAGGCCCGCAAGGGCAGGTACATTTATAAGGAGGCCTCTATGGCAAATAAAAACGAACCTTTCGGTCTAAGAGCGATCGGAAAAGTTGGTCAAAATAGAGACAACCAAGGTTTAAGTGAATATAGTATCGCTGCAAACTATGCGACTACTATCTATTTTCAAGATGCTGTAAAACCAGTAGCTGGCGGAACTATTGAACAAGCCGCAGCTGGTGACAGATTACTTGGATCACTTAATGGTGTTTTCTACACAGACCCAAATACAAGTAAACCTACGTTTGCTAACCACTATGCACAAGTTAACGCTTCTGACATAGTAGCATTCGTAAGTGATGACCCGTATGAAAGATTCGAAATCCAAACTGATATATCAACTGCTTCAGCGCAGACTGATGTATTCATGAATGCGGATATCGTTGTTTCAGCTGGTGTATCAGCGAACTTTGTTTCTAACTCAATGTTAGATGACAATACGCTATCAACAGTAAGTGGTCAGTTAAAAATCATAGGTCCATCAACTAACATAGACAATAATGAAATTGGCTCTGGTTATTTGAATTGGGTTGTGATGATTAACGAACACATCTACAACTCTGCTACGGCAGGAATATAATAGTTAGAATAGGAGAAAAAACATGGCTATATCACGAGGACAACTAGTTAAAGAACTAGAACCAGGCCTGAATGCACTATTCGGACTGGAATATAAACGTTATGAGAATCAGCATGCTGAGATCTACACAACTGAAACTTCAGACAGAGCGTTTGAAGAAGAAGTTATGTTATCTGGTTTTGCTAATGCTGCAGTTAAACCTGAAGGTTCTGGCGTAACTTTTGACAATGCTCAAGAGACTTACACAGCTAGATACACTATGGAAACTGTTGCGCTAGCGTTCGCAATCACTGAAGAAGCGATTGAGGACAACCTGTATGATAGACTTGCGTCTAGATATACAAAAGCGTTAGCTAGATCTATGGCGAACACTAAACAAATCAAAGCGGTTAATCCTTTGATCAATGGTTTCGGAGGTGGTTTCACTTCTGGAGATGGAAGCAACTTGTTTGCAACTACTCACCCAACGATCGCTGGAACTGTGTCAAATACTTTGGCTACACAGGCAGACCTTAACGAAACTTCATTGGAGCAGTCTTTAATTGACATCGCTGCAATGACTGACGAAAGAGGTCTAAAAATTGCTGCTAGAGGAATGAAAATGATCGTTCCTTCTGAGCTTCAATTCCAAGCTGAAAGACTTATGAAGTCTCAAGGTAGAACTGGCACTGCTGACAATGATATCAATGCAATCGTTTCTATGGGAATGGTTCCTCAAGGTTACAGAGTGAACAATTTCTTAACTGATCCTAATGCGTACTTCTTCATTACTGATGT